TTTAGATAAAGTTGAGATACAAAATGTTGGTGTAAGCCACTACATATATCAGGATATACAAAAGCCTAAAGTAGTAGCATTACGTGAACATTTAGAAAATATAAACCCAGAAGTACGTGTTCATGAACAATATGGTAGATTTACCAAGTTCATTAAACCCATAGGAGAAGGTGACATAGTAGTTTTAGGGTTTGACAGTATGGATAGTCGCTTAGAAGCCGCGGAGGAATCTATGAAAGGTAAGAATAAACCTTATCTTTTAATAGATGGTCGTATGGGTGCGGAGGAATATCATCAGTTTACATTTAGAAAACCAACTCTTAAAGAATATAAGAGAACATGGTATTCTGATGCAGATGCTGAAGATGAACCCTGTAATGCTAAAGCGACTTCCTACTGTTCTAATATGAGTGGAGCTTTTATAGCTAATACTATAAAGAAAACGTTAAATGATGAAGACTGTCCTAAGCAATTTTTCTTTACATTTCCAGCTTTAGTGCTTGGAAAACCAAAGTAATTGTTGTAAATTAGATAGTCGTTATTTAACAAAAATCGAATTTATCAAGAGTCAATAGCTGGGTTCGTAAGTCCAGAATCGCCCTGAGCGTGAGGGAGAACATAAGTGCGACTCTTGATAATTCAGAAACGGAGCAAAATGGTACTTAAAGTAGCAAAGAGAAAAGCTGTTTCTCAAAATCCAAGCACTTTATTAATGTATGGCCCTCCAAAAATAGGTAAAACTACAATGTTATCCAGTCTAGACAAATGTCTTATCATTGATACAGAGTCTGGTTCTAATATGATAGAAGGTCATATACTTAATGCTAATAATCGTAAAGAGTTAATAGAAATATTAAAACAAGCACGTGAAGGACACGAGTTTAAATATATTGCTATTGATACTATCGATAAAGTAGTGCAATGGGCAGAAGAAGCAGTTTGCCAAGAAAATAGTGTTCAAGCTTTAGCTGATTTACCTTTCGGAAAAGGATGGGGATTAGCACGTGATAAAGTAATGAATACTATACATGCGTTTAAAGACGTATGCGACCATCTTATTATAGTTGGTCATAGAAAGACAGCTAAAGCAGTAGTAGAAGGACAGGCAACAGTAGAGCCTGAAAGTCTTGATATTACTGGACGCTTAAAGAACATGATAATGTCAGATAGTGATGCAATAGGCTACGTATTTAGAGACGAAGATGAAAAGTTAATGATTTCATTCAAATCGGACGATGCTTTAGAAGCAGGTTCAAGAAGTCCTCATTTACGTGGTAAAATATTACCATTTGATTGGAAACACATATATAAAAAGGAGGCTAAATAATATGGCATTATTTAAACCTGAAACCACTAGTACTAGTAATTTTAACGGAATATGTCCTTGTACAATAGTTGACATACAAGATAAATCAGCTGATTTTGATTGGGCTGATATATATCTTCAAGTAACATTGTTACAAGACGGAAGTAAATATACTAGAAACGCTAACATTGTTGGAGGTTTTGAAAAAGAACCTAATGGCAATGTGTCAGGTGGTAGCGTAATCAAAAGAATGTATGCATTCTTTGCAACACTTAATTGTGATGCTGGTATTAATATAAAAGGTGAGTGGGAAGATGCTCAAGGAAATAAAATAGATGATATTGCTGATTTCTTAAGTCAATATACTGAAGAATGGGATGGCGAAAGTCCTGGCAAAGATGGTAAATATCTAGCTTATTTCTATAAAGCAGCGCCTAAGAAACCTGGTAAGCAAGCATACAATGTTGCTCATTATAAAATCTATCCTAATGGTGGAAACTGTAAAGAGCAATTACAAAAAGATATAGATTGGTTTAAATCTAGAGGATATATCAAAGAAGATACAGGAGAAGCTCAACCTGTAAATTCAGTTGATAGTGATTCATTAGGTTCTTTAGCCTTAGACAATCTATAATGAAATATGTTGAGATAGCACAAGGTACACCATACAATAGAGGTATGTTAATACCTAAAAATGAATTATTTCAGTATATCGATTTAAATAGCACGTTATATAGGTCTGCTTATACATATAATGAAGAAGCTGTAGAGTTCGCTAAAAAGAATGGACACACGCTTAAGAATTATTATGGAGAACGTAGTATTGATAAAGTGTTAATTGATATTGATAAACAGGATAATACAGATGAGCATACTCTCAACTTAGCACGTAGTATTATATTTGATTTAGAGGAGTTAGGCTGTACTCATAAGAGTATGCAACCTTATTTTTCAGGTAGTGGATATCACATCGTTTTAAGTAACGATTGTTTTGAGTTTACTACTTCATCTGACTTGCCATATATTGTCAAGAATACAATGAAGAAGTTATTTCCACATGCTGATTATATGGTTTATATTCGTACTGCATTGTACAGAGTACAGCACACTCTAAATCAAAAGACTAATTTGTATAAAATACCCTTAACTATAAAAGAGATAATGAATGAAAAAGCAGAATCTATTATAGAGCTTGCAAAAAAGCCAAGAATAGAGTTCCCGTATCAGTCTTTATTAGGGGAAGGAGAATTATCAGAATACGTGCAAACTAACGTTCCAAAGATAGATGCATTAAATAAAGTTAGAGAACCATTAACAATAGTTCCTTGTGTGCAACAAATGCTTATGCAGGGACCACAAGATGGCTGTAGAAATACAACAGCCATGCGTATTGTCAGTCACTTAAGACGAAATGGCGTACCTAGTTATTATGCAAAAGCTGTTCTAACGGAATGGAATAAAAATCAGCTAAATAAAGAAGTTTTAAATGGTATAGTTGAACGTGTTTATAATGCAGGTTATCAATACGGTTGTAAAGATGAAATAATGGAAAAGCATTGTAAAACTAAATGTATACATTTTCAGCGTAAAGACTATATGATTGAAACAGCATCAGTAGAAACTCTACAAGCTAAATTAAAAGAAAGGTTAACAACTGACTTTAGTGGTCGAACTATAAATCTTTCAAAAGCTTTGGGTATGAATCACGTTGATTGTGATATATATCCTGGTGAACTTATTACTGTATTTGGACGAACAGGTTCCAATAAAAGTACATTTGTTCAAAATTTAGCTTTAGGAGTAGATTTTGCAACTAACTCTATCAATCCTGAGTGGCAAGTACCAACACTATTTCTTTCATTAGAATTAGCAGATTGGTATATGCATAGAAGAGGATTGCAAATTGTATCTGGTTTAAATAAAGAACAGGTAAATGATAATTTTGAAGGCGTGTTTGAAAAGCATAAAGACGATTTAGCTCACATCACGTTTCAAACAATATCACCTACTATAGACCAAATACAGCAAAAGATAAAAGAGTTGCAACCATCATTAGTAATAGTAGATTATATTGATTTAATAGATACACGTGGTAATGGAAGAAGTGAACATGAGAAAATTAAATATATTTCTCATAGCTTATCTAATATCGCAGTTAATATGGATGTAATTATTATACAAGTATCTCAAGTTGGCAGAGAACATAGTAAATCAAATGAGCTGACATTATATTCAGCCAAAGGCTCTGGAGCCATAGAGAACGCTAGTAGAAAAGTTATTTCAGTTGATGGACAAGCTGATAACCCTAAGAAAACAATAAAGATGCTCAAAAATACAGACGGCGACTCCAATTGGGAGTGCGATGTAGAATGGACAGAAAGCTTTAGACTTAGGAGAACATATGAGTAAACTAATGAACTTCTTGGTTGAGATAGGCTTGACATTTAATTGCTTTTATATTAGATTATTTAAGTTATTCTTAATAGCAATAACTATTAAAGACGATGATATAAGCAGCGCAACATCTTTAACAATTCAAGTATATAAATGGCATGTAACATTTATACTTGGAAAGCGTAAAGAGAATATATTAAATGGTCATGGCATATCATAAACCAACAAGACAAACAAAGGTAATTTCTGAATGGCAACAAAAGTTTCAAAAGAAACTTAAAAAGCTACATGGAAATCATTGGAGAAATGTATTTCATAGACTTATGAAAAAATCATCTACTTTAAAAACTACTCTAAAAAGACGTAGTAAAGAATATGAAGTAGAATTTTGCATGAGTCTTAAAGAAATACGTGATATCTTATTAAAAGAATATGGTCGCAAATGTAGATATTGTGTTAATAAACTCAATATTAATAATATGGTTTGCGACCATATTATTCCATTAAGCTTAGGAGGTGATTCAACTGCAGGTAATCTGCAAATGATATGTGATAGATGTAACCGTAGAAAGGGTCCATTGACACATAATCAATTTGCAAGTTTATTAAGATTCTTGAAGAAAATTGCTAAACCAGCTCAGGATTACATATTACGTAAACTTTCAAAATCAGATGTGATGGGAGGATAAATGAAAAAACAAATCATAAACTACGTAGTGCTAATAGCAATAGCAATTGCTGCTAACTATCCTATTTATAATAACTTACAGGAATCAGTTAAAGTAGCTCAAGCAACAATATCTAACGTAAATTCTATGGTATCAGGATTCAATAATGAATTAGATAGTTTAGAAAATAATATATTAGATATATATATACGTGCTGATATTACTAAAGCTCAATTAATTGCTGAACTAGATAGCACATTAAATAAAATCAATAAAATAAAATTTGATACTCAGATTATCAATCAAAGATTAAACAAAATGGTTGATGATAAAGTAGAAAAAGAGCTAAATAAAATTCAAGAAAACAAGCTAGAAAAAATCATAAATAAACAACCAATTCCAGGATTGCCTGGATTTTAAACAATCATTAATGAGAGAGTGCTGTAACCGTGAGGGCAGCAAGGGTCTTTGGCGCACGCCATCCTTTCACCCCTGTTAAGCTCTCTCATTAATATTAACAAAAGGAGTAATATGACTACACATGAAGCTATAACAAAAATACAAGAGTATTTTGATAGTAAAATAAACAAAAAGATGTTAAATGATAATAGTAATTTTGATATAGATTTACAATATGGACAAATCTATGAAAAAGCATTAGCTTTAATATTACAAGACCAAAAGCTAGAAGTGAAGACAGAAAGAGATACTTGGAAAAAAACAGGGAATATAGCAATTGAATTACATAATCACGCAAGTAATAAGCCTAGTGGTTTATCTGTAACTAAAGCAGATTATTGGGCTACGATTTTAGTCAATGATTTTAAAATTCATAGTATACATATCCTACCAGTATCTGAATTAAAAAAACGTGTTAAAGATATAGTTCGCAACGGTGGTGGTAAAATGGTAATGGGTGGAGATTATAAATGTAGCGAAATAGCTTTAATACCAATAGAGGAGATATTTGGATGCACCCAGTAATTAAGTACTTACAAACAAATCCAATACATTCTAAAGAAGGTGAAACTAGATGGTATTCTATTGCAGGAAGCAAGCAATGGGTGCCATCTGTTACATCTATATTATCAGCAGCAGGTAAAGGAGAGTATTTCCATAAATGGCTAGCCAATCAAGGTGGCTGGGATAATGCTTGTAAAGTAAGAGATGAAGCAGCTAAACGTGGTACTATTGTACATGAAATATGTGAAGATTTACTTAATGGAGAAGAAGTTATATTAGACGCTGGTCCAGAAATAGTAAAAAGAGTAATGTGTTTAGAACAATGGTATAATGATTATCAACCTGAAATAATTATGCAAGAGGTAATGTTAGCATTCCCTGGAGTAAAATACGCAGGTAGATTTGATATATTAGCACGTATTGATAATAAGAATGTATTAATAGACATTAAAACAGGTGGTCACTATAAAACACACGATTTGCAAGCTACAATGTATAAAATACTATGGGACACTATAGTAGAAGATACAGGAGCAGGAAACGAATATATGATTGATGAAATATATGGATTATATCTTAATGATAAATGGAAGAAAAAACCTAATCCACAGTTTAAACAATTAAAATTCCTTCCAAATGTAGTTGAAGGTTGTGTAGATTTATGGCACTGGTTAAATAGTGATTACAGAGGAAACAGCCCACGACCAAAAGAGAGTTTAAAATTACCAGATAATTTTAAGCTAGGGGCAAAAGAAGATGAATTAGAAAACCTATTGTAAGGAGCAAATAAAATGGGTACAGATTATACGTATTTAGGAAAAGAAAGAAAGTATAAAAAAATGTCAAAAGAATCAATTAAAGAATCTAATAGACTTAGCAAAGGTCCAAAACCTGTATACACTGAAGAATATAAAGGAATGTCTTTTCAAGAAAGAGTGAAGACAGCTGCTTTAAAAGCATCGGATAATGGAAGATGCTGGTGGATATACGACCATATTATGAGAAGTACATTGCAAAGGCATTTATAATGGGCTTGCAAGACATAATATTACAAAAAGTACTAAAGATAGTGGACAATACTATAGGGAAAAAGTTTAAAATTGTCGATGACCTAACAGACCTCGTACAGGGGTCTGAAGGTCGTCTTGATAAACTTGAAGAACGTATTACTAAGTTAGAGAATAAAAGGAGCATGTAATGGGATTAGTATCTAGCATATATGGAAGTAATCAAATTAGATTTCGCTCTGGAAGTCGTAAAGGTAAAAGCAAATACCAAATTGCTTTAGAAATAGAATATAAAAAAGATAAAGAATATCGCGACCCAGAGCTAATTAAAGAGTTGAAAAAGAAAATTGAAACTCAAAATTATTTTAAGAAAAAGAATAAACTAACTAAGAAACAACGTAAAGCTAAATTTATGAAAGGCAGGTATTAAATGGAGGATGTAAAATTTTCTTACAAACATGATAAGAAATACTTTACTATTATAGAGCAAGTTGGTAAAAAACCACCACGTGAATTATATTGGTTTGAAAAAGATAGATGTCGAACAATTGAGCAGCAGTATGATTGGATACATCAAGTCTTAACTAAAGCATGGATGACAGATGAATGGAATTTTATTCAAAGTTTTAGTAAAGCAATCAATGATTGGTTTTATATTAAAATAGATAATAGGAGAAAATAATGGAAGTAAAACATTATAATGCTATAGCTAAAATAGTAGGTGGTAATCTTCTTGGAGATAGTAAATTAGAGATGCTAATTAATAGTTTGTCTAAATATTTTGAATCAGAAGATGAAAGCTTTAATAAACACGAATTTAGAGCAGCGTGCTTAAATGGGCATTCTATGGAAGGTAGCGAAGAAATAGATACTACCCACGTAGAAGAAGAGATAATGCCTAGAAAGGTAGAAAAAACGCCTTATACATGAAAGCCTAGAGAAAGCTCAGTTGGAGAAAGAATAAATGAAGATTTTAAAATTGCTATGGCTAAAATGTCTACAATAGTAGGCAGGAATTATGGAAAACCTAAGAATAAATGAGTCTTCAGTTAGTCGAAAAACAAGGTAAAGAAAACTTTACATGCAAAATGTGTAAAAAAATACACAATCTACAATTAAGTTACAGGATACAAAGCACGCAATATGTGTCAGATTGGATACCGCCAATATTGTATCCTGTATGTAGACATTGCACATATAGAGAAAATTATGGAAGCAAACACGTAAAACAATACATGAAGGAGAAAACGCTAGATGGCTAAGAATAAGAAAAAAATGACTACAGGAGAAGCAGTAAAAGTTATTGCTACTGAAATGAAACAAATGAAAATGGCAATAGGCAGACTAGATATGATTGTTCAAGATTATATAGCTTTATTTGAACGTTATATTGAGCATACATCAGACGGTGATGAGTTTGTAGAAAAAATGAAAGCGCTAATAGAGGAGAAAGTAAATGAACAGCAAGAAAATGAACAAGCTAATGGACGTGATACTGACGGAGATAGCGAAGACGAGAGAGTCGGGGCAGAAGGAGTACGCGCACAAGAAGGATAATGTGTTCGCAAACTTTGAACGTATTGGTGATGCATTAAATATCAGTCGTGAAAAAGTATTGATGATTTATCTATTAAAACACGTAGATGGCATTAAAGCCTATGTTAATGGATATAAATCGCAAAGAGAAGATGTACGAGGTAGAATTACAGATATAATCGTATATTTAATGCTCTTGTGGGGTATGGTTGAAGATTCTTAACGATACTCACCGCAGCATGCGATTATTCATCATAAAATCCAAATGGAGATAAGCCACTACCTGGGGTTGGTGGCATTTCTCTTTCTCCAGACTCTAACTCTGCTTTTAATTGAGTTCCTTTTCTTTGTAATTGTAACAATGGGAATCCACTAGTTTTTTCCATAATCCTAATTGGGTTATCAATTAAGTTACCAGGACCAACTAAATCACGTGCTACTCTTCCAAATGGGAACATAGTCCAAATATAATATTTACTAATCTTAGACCAATCATCATCTACCATAGCTCTCATAGATGTAGGCAACAGCCGAAGGATGGGAGGAGTTACCATCTGCAACGGAGCAAGTTGTTTCGGCCATTGCCCAAAGAATGCTCTATCTCTTTCTTTTTCATTACCAAATACCCAATCAGCAGTATCTTGCATCCAATTCCAAGGAGCTGGTAATGCAGTTTCAAATATTGAATAAGCAAACATATTTGCTAATGCAAATGTAAAAATATCAGTTTGCATAGTTCTAACATAACGCTCAAATTCTTCAGAGCCAGGTCTTAAACCATAAATTTTAGCTTGTCTCCAAACATCATTTCTAAACCTAACAGCATTCCAGCTCCATAATTGGAAACGTGTCATAACTTTACCTAATGCTGTACGAGCAAAAGCAGGCCTAAATGGAGCGGAATATAAGAATTGTGTAGCTTGTACACCTTTTTTAGCTTGTTCAATTAAAAATGGATGTTTAGGGTCTGTAATAGCACCCCCATATCGTTGCCATGCTTGTATATAATGTGCCATAAACGAATCTCTACGTATCATTCGTTCAGGTACAGTCATAAATTTAGCAGCAAATTGTACAACTTTATCTTTAACACCATATTGTTTTGCAATTTCTTTTAATGAAGTTTCAGACATCTCTGGTCTATTAGCTAACTTTTTAGCTACATCTTCAATAAATGCTCTATTTTTACCTTGACGTATTTCTTTATTTAGTCCTGCTTCATAAATCATATACTCAGGATATACACCTGATTCAACTACAAATTGCATTACGTCTTCCATAGACTTCCATTCAGAATTAATATTCTGTCTTAACCAATCTATGTTACGTGCATTACGTAAATTAGTCCAACCAGCAGATTGAGCTGTATGTATAGTACCACCAAATACGTTAGTAATAGCAGACTTAGGATGCGCTAATAGTGCAGCCATTTCAAATTGTCCTTCAAGATTAGACCAATGCCTTAATTGTTGCATATCAACACCAGTTAACTCAGCTGCTGGGTCAATTGTTTTTTTAACTTTTTTAGTAATTGTTTTTTTAATAGTTTGTTCAGGGCTAAATGAATCAGCTGTATCTTGCAATTGCTTTGCTTTCTTTAAAGATTCTTTGGTGCCAATTCGTTTTAAATTGCCAATAGGAGCATTAATATCTTGTAATAATTTTGCATTTTTTGATACTTGGTATTCGCCTAATATTAATTTACCTTCATAAAAATGAGGAGAAATAACTTTAGGGCCACTTTGTTCTAATTTTCTACGATTAGCAAATCTAGCACTTTGAAAGTCTGATGCGGTTTTGTAAGGTAATAATTTAATAGATTTTAATATAGCGGTAGACGGGGACGCCTTAGGCTTAGGTACTTCAATAATTTCTTGAACTTCTTCAATCTCTGTACGTTTTTGCAACCAAGGCATATCACGTTTTGTTAATCCAAATGCATCGAATGCTTTATTGATTCTTTTTTCCACATTACTATCAGCCCACCACGCATATGGAGTTCCACGTAATTTCATAGTAGGGTCATTAACATATGATTCTGGTATTACAGTAGGATTACCAATAGCATCTTGTACATATAATTGCATAAACTTTTGCCATGCTATAGCTTGTTTTTCTCCCCAGATTGGTTTCATTTTACCATACATTTCTTGCATAATATTACGTGATAAGATTTGAGCCAATTGTCTATAATATGTATTAACAATAGCACGAGCATAAGCTTCAGGCGCTGAAGCATCAATAGACCATCCAGGAATATGTGATATTCTACTATTCATATTGCCAGCTTTAGTTAAATCTACAGGCCATTTAACCTTTTCTTTCTTTTTAGCTCTAGATTCAGCTATTTCATTCATAATTCTATCATGATTAGCCCAATCTTCTACTTCTTTAAATTGCCAATCACCTGTTAAAGTATGGTTTTTATATATAACTTTTTTAACTTCTTTATCACGTTTAGCTCTTGCTTTTTTAGGGTTTGCATCAAACTCTGATAACGGCGTTTCATAGATTTTTTTCATTAATCTTTTCATACCTTCACCAGCAAGCTTTTTATTAAAATGCATATGTGGAAAGTAATAATCAAATGAACCACGCCATTTATTTGTAGGTTCAATAGGTCTAGATTTTAATGCTTCTGCATATTCAGGAGTACCTTTAGCCATATCTATCATTAATGAACGTGCTAATACTCTAAGGTTGTCAACACCTATTTTAGTAGTTACATTTTCACCTTTTCTCCATGAATCTAATAAAAACTTACTAAACCTATGATTATCAATAATAGGAGATTTTTTATCCCCTTTATAATAACCTTTAATCATTTCATTTTTTTCTAACCAATTTTCTTCACCACGAATAAATTTATACATTTCTTCAAAATATTCAGTATATTTTTTATTAATACGGTCTACAATCTGCCTGCCTGTCATTTCTCGATTTTTACCATCAATTTGAACATTAAACGTTTGATTTAATTTGTCACCATGATGTTTAATAATGTCATTATATCTATCTCTATATTCTGCTTTATGAATCCTATCTTCAACACTTAATTGTTTCATAGAATCCCAACCTCTAAATTCTCTTTCGCGTACTGCTATTTGACGAAGTACTTCGCCTTCTTTTACTGAATTTACAAATAATAGATTTTCTTTTAACAATTTAACATAAGCATCAGCAGTTTCAGAAGCACCATCCATTGTACGTGCTATCCATCTCTGTACCATATCTACGTATTGAGTAGGTCGCATTACTTTACCAGTTAATATTCTGCCACCTTGTGCAAGATATAAACCATTTTCTTCCATAAGACGTATATCGTCTTTCATTAACTCTCTATTGATAGTTTTAGGGAATAACCAATAATGTCTTTTAGCTAGGTCTGTTGGGCCATCTTTACCCCAAATTTGTTGCCAAATAGTACCAGTTTTTACATCTTTAAACCATCTGTTCAATATATTATAATCATTATAATTTAATACATTAATATCTTTACCTAATAGACTTCTAACTACTTGGTTAAATTCATTTTGAAATTTATTGTTTTCACCTTTTATATATGATAGTAGCTTTGTAACAGGTTCACGTAATTCAGGAGAAACATTACGTATTTCAACGCCTTCTTTTAATCCTTCAAATCCAGTAGTTCTTTCAATAGTTTCTGGGACAACGCTTTCTTCAAAGTAATCTATTTTAGTTTCTTTTTTAACAGTTTCTCTTATATTTTCAGCAGCATTTTGAGCACGACTAATTTGCTCTGTTGTTGGAGCTTTCCAAGGTTCACTAAAAAATTGAGTAATAGCACCTGCGTAATTAAGCATAGATTTACTAGTAGATAATGCTTCTGAGTTCCAACCTAATTTTGATGTTGCAGTACCTGCAGCCATACTTTTCATATAGCTAATCATATCACGCATAACAGGGTCATCTGCACCTAGTTTATTTTCCAAATCTCTAATCTTTGTTAAATTACCACGTTTATATGTTCCAAGTAATAGGTAGTCTAGCATTTCAGCTTGCTTTTTACTTAGCTTATTATCTTTTCTAAATTTACGTATTGCAACATCTATCTCTGCTCTGTCTATAGTAGAAGATATTTTCTCTTTAGTAGTTTTCCATTCTTCAGGAATAAAATGTTTTAATTTATTATCTTTTAGCCATTTTCTAACTTCTGATTGCATTTCAGGAGTAAAAGTGTTCCAATCAACATTATGTAGATTCTTGCGTTGAGATGCCATTAAATAACTTTTATCTTTAATGCTCTCTGCAAATTTATGTAGCTTAGGAATTATTTGAAGTTCTGCTTGTGACATGTTACGTGCTAAATCAGTTATTACTTTAAATGTTGCCATATCATTAATATCATTTAAAAAATAATCTTCAGCTCTTAATGCAATTTTTGCTAATACTCTTTCTCTAGCTGCAATAATATCTTCTTTTTTACCTGATTTAGTAGCATTAAGAAGTTTATATGGAATTGTCAATCCTTTAACAGCTTCTGCATATACTGCATCATCTCTAGCAATTTCTCGTCTTCTTTTTGGATTCCACAAATCAAATCCTACTTCTATTTTTTTACCATTATTAGTAAAAGTTTTGCTATTATCAATAGTAAATATAGCCTTTACCATTTCTTTACTTTCAGGTACTGAAAATGAAGTTCTGCCTAACAAATCTTTTAAAAATCTAAATCTTTTACTTGCCATGTCTTTATTAACACGTTTATACATATCTAATACAGCAGTTGCATCCATTCGACCAATAGCATTATCACTCCAATCTAATGGATTTAACAATTCACCTACTTTAGCTAAAAAACTATTACGCTGATTTAATGGCAAATCATAAACAGCTTCACTCATAGAACGTATTTCATCCATAGTCCATCTTCTACCTTCTTGATAATTCTTGCCCCAATACGCTTTATTTAAATTATTAATAGTTCCATATAAACCTTTTTTCAAATCCCAAGCTGTTAAATCCTTTAATGTTAAAGCTTTTGCTTTTTTCTTTGTTTGTTTATTTAAAATTTGCACTTCAAAATGAGCATTGTGCAATGTTTTAAACCAAAAATCAGGAGATTTTAAACCTAATTCATCCATAGGGTCAGATGAAAATGCTACTTGAGCTCTTCCTATTTCCTGAGCAAGCTTTCTCCATTTATCTTGAGTTCTTGGAGTAATAATCACTTCATACTCTGTAAAGTTATATTTCTTTAAGACGTCATTCCATTTACCTCTTCTAGAAATAGTAAATTTATCACTAGTTAAAGGTATATCTCCAGCTCCTCCTCCTAACATTGAATGCAATTGTTGCATCATTTGCTTAGGTACTACAGCACTTGCTCCCATTTGAGCTCTACCTCTACTAGCAGCCTCTGATATTCTATTACGTTCATGCAATGAATACATAGCCCCTCTAGAGTTAAGCAAATTACGTTCTGCAGATTTAAATTCTTTTGTAGTCGTAAGCAAATCTTGATACGTTTTAATGTTTGGAGCTAGTTCTAATTCTTTTATTAATTCTTTTGGAATTTCTGACATTTTATTGTCACCAACATATCGTTTACCATTTTTAGTATAGTAAAATTCTTCTTTATTAGCTTCAAATCCTTCACGCCATGCTTTCTTAAATCCTTTTTTCTCACCACCAAAATAAATATGAGCTTCATCACCATCTAAATCAGCGCCACCTAATGCCCTCATAGTTCTAGAATGTAGTAATGTACCATACCCTTCTCTACCTGTGAACCCTCTAAAGGTTAAGCCATGTGCACCAGATACAGAATCCATTGGAACACGTAATGCTAATGTTTCAAATATTTCAGGAGCAACATCTTTATATGTACCTTTACGACCTTCCCACAGCTCTCCTAAAGTAACAATGCCTTTTTTGCCATAGCCAGGGATTCCAGTATCTATTTTCATTTGCTTAAAACCATTGTCTAAAAAGTATATTTTATCATTATTATTAAGCTCTTTTAACCTAGGGTTAGCATTATCTAAATCCATTTGCATAGCTTTATCATACGGTCTCATTCTTGCAATAGCAGAGTTAGCCATAATAGGACGTGTTGCTTCTCTAACAATAAAGTTTCTTATTACTTGCATTCTATAATCACGTACATCTTTATCAAATAACATAGCATCTACAGAGTTTTTAGCAGCATCTGGATTTAACTTTTTCCATTCTTTAGAAGCTTTTAACTTTTTCTGATATGCTACATTTTCAGCATTAATTTCAAACATTGAATTTTGATACTCAGCTTCGGTAATTTGTCCCTCACGATAATCAGCTTCTAATATCTCTTTATTTTTTGATAGCATATATTCATATAATCGTTCAGCAAATAGATTATTACCAGGTCTTCTAATACCTTCTATCATTTGTTCGATACCAAGATTGTCAATATTTTTCATAACATCATTAATCTTCTGACGCTTACTAGACTCATTTAATTTTAAATAATCTGTATATTCTTGATTAGCTTTTGCCTCTCCAACAAATCTATTATCCATTAAAGTATTAAGCATATCTCTAATGGTTTCAGTTTTAAATGGTGTTTTAGAATTATCTAATAAAGCTCCCATCATCTGTTTAACTGCACGTGTCCATTTTGTCATATGAGCATCAGTTTTAACAGAGTAATTATATTTAATATGTGAAAAATCTAAATCATATATTTCAGAGCCTAATAAATCTAAACCTTTAGTTTTAGTAACTTTATAGGCACCCATTTTACGTAAGCCAATTTGCTTTGCAGCAGAAGATTGTATAATAAAGTTAATACCAGCATCTCTCATGTATTTAGACATCGCATTACCAGCATCATGCATCATATACTTACCAAGTAACGCACCATATTGTGCATTAGGAGACACTATAAAAGACTTATTTTGAACGTGATGTTCTGGCATACCAGCATCTGCATTTAAAGCACGTAACGTTCTATTTTCAGTAATAATAGCACCATCAATATGCTCACCTAATTCAGTAGATTTACGTGTTATATCTGAAGAATATAACGGGTCTTTATCCATTTTATCACGTATACTTTTTGGTAAGTCTTCAGCTAAAATATAACGTGCTTTTCCATCAGCAGTAACTTTAACTTTATTACCTTTTTCCGTTCTATAGTTTTGAATAAATTGAGATTCTCCAGAATAGCCATTGGTAAGCCATATTTGAGAACGCTTATTAAATGCTTTAGAATTACTAATAAAATCAGGAATTATTTCAGTTGGGCTAATTTTTGGTTGAGGTCCATTTTTAATAACAAAATCTTTTAAAGCATCAGCATGGCTTCTGTATCCACCTTTAAAATATAATAATCTTTTATCAGTTAATTCGCCTTTTTTTACTTGCTCTAATATCCATTTTCTTCTTGCAGGCTCTACATCTTTAAATTTTGTACCCTCAAGCCATGATGTATAATTATCAACTGCTTCTTTAATTGTTTTAGTGTTAAATTTAGTTCCTTTAAAAAAACTGCTAGACCAAGGGTTGCCATAATGCTTGTCTGTATTTCGTTTTCTTAACGTGTTAATACCTAAACCTTGAGCTTCAGCATAAACAACAGCTCTTGCACCAGGTTCAATGCCTACTATAGTTTTACTGCCTAGTGCTGAACTTTTACCTTTAGAAAACATATTTTGTGCATTCTTTTTAATAGCCTGCGGAGTACTTACATCAAATCCATTTAAAGCCATTTCATATAATATATTAGACATATATGCTTTATCATGTATTATTTTTAACATTTTTGAATCTAATCCGCCTTTGTTTTTATAAGCTCTTTGAAATCTTTTTAACATTTGATTTGCTTCGTTTGACATATTGCCAATACGTTGAACTTCTTTTAATAGCCCTCCTGATAATGCATCATTTGTACCAGGATGATATTTAACAAAATACATTCTATCAGAATCACCTCGACCACCATATGTATAATAATCTTTATCATTTAATTTTTTATATAAATTAGCTTTTAATTCATTAAAATCTGCTTGAGCTAATACTCTTGCTAATTCTACAGATTTACCTTTAAAACGATATTCAGTTTCTAATTTATCTTGATATCGCATTAGTTCCATATCAATATATCGACCATCTTTATTTTTAATAGTAATATGGTCTGCAATACCTAAAGGTCTTAATGATTTTCCACCTGCTTTAGTATATACTTCTTGTAATAATTTTAATGGTTCATAATTTCGTTTTGAAACGCCTGCACCCGTAAAAGGTACACTAATCGTATCGTCTTTACCTCTTTTAGCTAAGAATCTTACTTCGCCATCCTTAATGCCAATATACTCTACTTGCGCATCAAATATCTGTCTAGCTATCCATTGACGTAATTGACCTTGCGCCTCTGTATTTAATTTAATATCAGTGCCATTCTTTTTAGCGTATCCTTCAACCCATTTTACCAATTCATCTGAACGATTTATTTTATCCACTCTAGATAAATCAGATAATTCTGCCATTTTAAATACTAATTGACCAGCAATTTCAGACCTTCTAAATGTAGGTGTTAAATGCGTATCATACATACTACTTAAATGTTGTTTAGCAAATCCTACTGCTGTAGGAGTAGGCGACATTGTAATACCTGGGCTAGTATCTCCAGTATTAGCAACTTCTACAAAAGGTTTTGCTTGAACTACTTTACCATCAACAATATCTACAAAAGAAATATCACGTGTTCCTGTATATATCTTTAGTTCTTTTTCTAATTGCCCTAACTCTAAATATAAATCACTAATATCAGTTTCTAATTTAATACGTTCAATACTTTTTTCTTTAACTTTAGCTATCTGTTCTCCAAATGCAATATCAGTTAATTCTGCTTCTCCTAATTCAATAGTTTCTTCAACATCTTTAATTCTTTTTTTAGTATTTTCAATTGTTTCTTCTATTAATGTTTCGCCTTTTTTCTTAGCACTTTTAATTTCTTCTACTTCTTTTTCAGTAGGAGCTATCTTTACACCTTTAAAATGCTTATTTAAGAACGATTCTATAGCATTCTCGCCTGTTTTACTAATTTCCCGACTACCTATACCACCCCAGTTTTTTGGAGGCTTAGGAGGCTCAATTATTTCTTCAAACCTTCCTAATGTTCTGCTATATTTATACCATTTATTTGTAGTACCAACGTGTTTCTTTTTAGAACTGTTATCAAATACATAAACATCTTTTTTATTACGTATAGCCATATCTACACCCCAACCAGTACCACCATCTACAGCTTTCATTCTTAAAGCACCATCACGCAATATAGGGCCTACAGCATATACAGCCTCTGCAGCATTAACTATATGCCAATTACGTCTTTGAAGATTATATACGTATTCAGACATCTTTTCTACAGGTCTATTTAAACTCTCGCTTGATTTAGCAACTTCTGTATTTGCTCGTTCTAATTCGGCTTCATTTAATTTTCTAGGTAAACCTTTGTTTAGCATTGCCTGTGCTAAATGTCTACTAAAAGTGAAGTTAAATACAGGTATTCCTAATTTAGTTGCAGCATTTGCCCATGCTCTATCTGCTCCTTCAGCCCCACCACTAACCATACGGCTAATAAATCTATCTAAAAACCCTTTTTTATAACGTAATACAGGTTCTCCTGCTGCGCCTATTACTTGCTCTACTTCATATCCAGCAACCTCTGCAGGAATATCTTCTAGATTTTTAGGTTTAATTTCATTGCCAAGCAATGCATTCATCAATGCTCTTTCTTCAGGAGTTTTATAACCTTTAAAATCAGTGCCAGGTATACCGTTAGATGCATATTGTTTTGTTAATTTTTGTACTTCAGGAGGTAATTCTGCAAATTCAGGATGTAATTCAGGTAACATTTTTTCTCTCATTTCAGGGTTAGTTTTTGCTAACTCTTCCATTTTACCTAACATTTTACGTGCACCTTTTTCAGTCCATGGACGTTCTGACTTTCCAAAGTAAGCACCCATTACGTATTCATATATTTGCTCTGGAGTAGTAGCGCCTCTCATAGTAGCAGGTAGTCCCATAAATAATGAACCTGCAACACCACGTATAACTTTATTAGACGTTTCAGAACCTGTTAATGCTAAATTACCAATAGACCTAAATACAGCACCTGCTTGTGCACCATGTATAAATGAATGCATCATTTCATCTACACCACCTTGCCATGAAGATATAGCAGAAGCAGCTCCTAAATGAAATGCACCTTCCATAATATGACGTGCTTGATTACCTGTAAGGAAACTCATAGCATCACCTGCAGCACCAGCGTGTCCAGTAGATGCAATTTTAAATACAGGCTTTGCAATTTCTTTTGCTTTTGTAGTAAGGAACTTAGCTCCTGCCATAGGAACTGATTTATCATTTAATGCTGCGGCTGTTTTTGCTAATTTAGATAATCCAACAGAACCTGTTAATTTAAATCCAAAGTTAAATGGAGTAGCCATAATACCAGGAGCAAATCCTGCAAGATGTCCTAGATTTCTAAATATTTGTTCGTATTCATTATCTGCAGGCTCCATTAGGTTTAAAGTAGTAAACCCTTCAAAGAATCCTGCTCCTGCTTGAGCTAATGCATCAACTAAATCAAATTCACCTTCATAAAAAGGTACATTATGATGCGCAGCGTGTTGCCTAATGTTATTTAAATCATATTCGGTAAAAAATTCAGGACTGCTATTGTATTTTTTAATAGCATCACGTGTTTGCTTATTGTCCCATGTAGGTTGGAATTGTTGTTGCTGGCCAACAGCAGTTTGCTCCTCTGGCTGTGGCTGTCCCACATTATATGGGGTAAATAATGACATTACTCCTCCTTATCGGTTAGCTTTTTGCCAATCTTTATATGCATTAATAACTTCTATAGTACCCATACCTAATGACATAGCCGCTCCAAATAAATCTGCATACCCAATAGCTGGACTATCTGCTAGTGCCATTAATTTAAATCTTGCTGCGATACTTGGAGCTTTTGCTGCTAATCTTTGAGCTACATATGTAGTTAATGGAACACCACCAGCTGCCATACCTACAGCACCACCAATTCCTCTACCAACAGCAGCTCCTGATTCGCCTCCAACAAAGCCTCCAACTGTACTACCAACTGTACCTGCTACTGCAGGAACCATGCCACGTAATAAACCTGGCGTTTTAGGCATATATTTACTTGCTCTAGCCCAAGGAGTTCCTTCTTTTAATGCTTTTTGATAGTCCTTCATAGAAGTTCCTTGTAAACGCTTATGATTTGCTTGAGCTTCATCTAAAATATTTTTAGCAGCCCTAACATTTCCAACTTTTCCTTTATATCGAGGCTTAGCTTTTTCTTCATTCAATAAAGCTCTAGCTTCTTTTACTGCATTTCTTGAGTCCTCTAATTCATTATTATAAACTAATTTAGCTGCGTCTTTTAATTGAGCTGAAGGCATTTGTGCCCATTGATATCCTGCATATGCTAATCCTGGAGAAGCAAGTGCACCAGTTATTACAGCACTAGTAGCAAGAGGACTTTCTAACGAGCGCCCCATAAAACCTTTGCTTTTTTTAGGTTGAAATCCTGCATAAAATTTCTGCGAAGCTGCATCAGTATATCTTTCTAAATTACTA